GTTCATCACAGAAGGCAGAGACCACAAACGCACCGGAACCTGAAGCTAAACCTGAACCAGTAGGGGATGACCTACCATTCTAATAAACTATGGCAGTTCAGATTAGTAAACTATGGAGTAATGCTCTGTTTACTAAGTTAACAAATAACTCTAAGTTATTCTATATTTATCTTTGCACAAGCCCTGACATTAATAGTGTCGGGGTTTGTAGCCTAGATATAAATGTGATATCAATTCAGGTATCTATGGGTATAGATGAGCTAAGGGAAGCTATGGTTGAATTAGTAGATAAGGGTTTGATACTGTGTGACAACATCTCAGGTGTTGTATACTTCACGGTTCTATCACACTTCAACACACTACCAAAGTCAGATACATCTGTTATGAATGTTAGGAGGGACTTAGAGGGTCTACCTACTGAGTTATCAGATAAGTTAAAGTCTCACGGTATATCCACAGATAGGAAGGCTGTAAAGTTTAAGGAGCCTACACTAGAAGAGGTTGCAGATTATGCAATATCGAAGGGGTATAACATAGACGCTAAGGCCGTTGTAGACTACTACAGAGGTCAGGCTAAGGCTAGGGGTAGAGAAGGTGTGTGGTTGGACAGTAGGGGTTCACAGATACGAGATTGGAGGTCTAAACTAAGGTTAGTTTGGTTCAAAGATGAACGTAAGATGAAGGAAGTAAAGGGGGCACCGAAAGGGTTCGAGTACTTCTTTATAAACATGGAGGGTATTATTGTATACCCTGATTCATGGAAGAATAATAAGCCATGCTCTAAGAGTATAGCTGTAGATAGAAAATTAAAACAAGAGTATGAAAAACGGAAAGGAAATAGCTAGGTCATACATGAGACTTGGATTAAACCCTCTACCTATAGCAAAGGGAGAGAAGAGACCACTGATAGCCAAACATAACAAGGATAGGGTTACAGAGTCTGACATTGATAACTACCCTTGGGATGCCATAGGGGTTTCCACTGGGTTTATATCCGGAGCATTGGAGGCTATAGATTTTGATTTAAAGAACTCTAATGACCCCGAAGGTGTTATGAGAACATTCAAAGATAGGGTACCTTTAGAACTCCTTAAAAAACTTGTAGTGCAACGTACACAATCTGGTGGTTACCACATGGTGTATAGATGTACAGAGATTTCTTCATCAAAGAAGTTAGCTAAGAATGCTAAGGGTAAGGCTGTAATAGAGACTAGAGGTGAGGGTGGACTTATAAAGTGTTACCCCTCCAATGGTTATGAATTGATACAAGGTTCCTTTGAGAACATACCACTTATAAAACCTTACGAGAGGGCTGTGTTATTTGCCTCAGCTACTATGCTTAGTGAGACCTTAATTAAGGATACTTACAAGAGGTTAAGTAATGATGACAAGAGGTACTCAGATAGGTTCCCTGAGTATAACGATGACTTAGATTTAGGTATACAGTTGTTAGAGTATGCAGGTTGGAAGGTTAGGTCTAAGGATTCTGAATGGGTTAACTTTACTAGACCGGAGAGTGACTCAGGTGACCTACATGCAGGTTATAACATTGAGGCTAAGTTCTTCTTCTGCTTCTCTACAGCACAGGATACATTCGAGGTTGAGAAACCTTACAGTAACAGTGCTATATACGCTATGACACAGTGTGATGGTAACTTCAAGGTTGCCTACGCTAAGTTGTATGAGATGGGTTATGGTATAGAGGATGACAAGGAGGACAAGTCTGATAATAAGTTAGCTACTGAGGATTGGGAGGAGTCGTTAGATACACTATCATTCCTTTCAGACGACATCGAGGAGAACACCTACCTAGAGCAATCACGTAAGGGTGAGGTTGACCAAGGGTTGTCTACCGGTTGGAGGGAGATTGATGAGTACTTCAGGTTCAAGGCTAACTCCTTAAACATTGGGTTAGGTTATGATGGTGTTGGTAAGTCTGTGTTCATGCTTAGTATGGCTTGTGCATCTAATATACTACACGATTGGAAGTGGGGGATGGTCATGCCTGAGAATAGGACTGCGATGTCTCGTAGGAGGTTAGTGGAGTCTATATCAGGTAGGTCTATAGAGAGCTTTAAGGATAGTCCGTTACTATTTGAGAGTCACCTACAGCAGACTAGAGATAGTTTCTTTATCATGTCTAATAAGAAGCATTACAGTATACGTGATGTGATTAAGATGGGGAAGAGGTTATACCAAGAGAAGAACATAGACGCACTACTTATTGACCCTTACAACTTCTTTAAGGTTGAGGGTAATGGTTACAGCCACAACAACGAGATACTCTCTGAACTTAGGGTGTTTGCGGAGCAGTACTGTAGTGTATATATAATGGCTCACCCCTCCAGTACATCACCTAGAACTAACATAGACCAGTTTGGTTACCTGAAGCCCCCCTCTAAGTATTCTATACAGGGTGGTGCAGATTTCCCTTACAGGGTTGATGACTTCTTTGTAACACATAGGATAGTTAACCACACAGACAATGAGGTCAAGAGGACTATGCAGTTTATAATGGAGAAAGTTAAGGAGACC